AATGGGAAGGGAAGCAGGGTGGTTCTTATGCCTATATATGCTGAAAATACGACACCCCCTACCTATATGTTCAATATTGCCGCACTGCCCTACGTGGGAGCCGGATGCGTATCGTCTTGCAACACAATCGGTTGCGCCGAGAATAATGCGTGAAAATCTGAAGATAACCACAAAAATAATGTTGTGATCCAGGCCCGATGGTCGTACTATATAACACGTAAGGCAACCCAACGGCGGTTGTCACACTTATCACCTCCCAATCTTGGAGCTACACAATGAACCACACCAAAACAGTTGAACGCATCGTCCGACAAGAAATCCTAACTTGTCAATCATCGCTTGTGGATATGTTGCTCGAGCGCAATCTAATCGACACCGACGACATTGAAAACATCTGGCTGGATTGCACAGAGTGGACTCAAGGGCGTTGCCTGGATTACATTAAAGATATGTCACCAGATGAATTGGAAGGCCTGGACACCGACGATGATGACGATGTAAGGTACACCGCTCAGAACGTGGCCGATGATAATCCAAACGAGCCGCTGGAGTGGTGGCTGGTAACTCCCTGGTTGCTCGACAAACTTCGTGAAGCTGGGGAGCCTGTGATTGATAACGAATACGGAGAGTGGTGGGGGCGGACTTGTTCTGGACAGTCTATCACGCTTGATTGTGTCATCGAAGACATTGCGAGCAAGGTGTGGGGCTGATCGTGCAGAACTTGACAACTTAAACAACTAAAACCAATCCAAACCGCCCACAACGGGCGGTTACTTAATAACCTCCAAACCAGGAAATCAAAATGAAAACTCAAATCGAAAATCTGTTCATTGTCAAAATTCCACACCAGATGCCAGCCACCTGTGACCTGGTGATCGGTAAGCAAGGTGTGATCGACTACGCTATGAGTCGTGATGACTTCAGTTACGAACGCTACACACAAGGTTCCGCCGAGGATATCTGGGGAGATGACATTCCCGCCGGGCTTGCTGGCATTCTCCAAAAGCATGAAGAAGCGATTGAAGTAAGCGATTGCTCTGGAACCTGGTACTATTCTGCAAAAGAGGCACCTTCCGAGTATGATGCCGCTGTCGAATCAATCGGTCGCGATCTTAACTGGTGTGACGTGTTTACGGAAGAAGAAGCGCGCGACTTCTGCACCTATTACAAGGGGCACCAACAGTTCAAGGTGATCGCCGCCGTTGAGAGTGAATTGGAGTTGGTTTGATGAGCTACACTGTCAACGGACCCTAAGTTGATAAAAAGTGATCGAGGATATCGCCGAGAGTCTCGACAAGTAAACAACTGAAACCATTCCAAACCGCCCGCAACGGGCGGTTACTTAATAACCTTCCGATAATGGAGATACCAATGAGATATATAATCGAGATCCCTCACAGAAAACCCGCCAACGTTTACAAAGTTCGCGACATGCAAGATCTGTTTGATATTGCGTGCGGCGAAGGGTTCTCCTATCAAGAGTACCCACCAGGGGTAGTGAACGTGTTAATCAACGAGAACGAGTGCCCATCTCGCACAAAAAAACTATTTTCGGGAGGCGAGCCAGTGGTGGAAATCGGCTGGTGTGGAGAACTAAGATACGAGTCTTTACATCATTGTGACACGATCTGGGGGCTTTGTCTCGAGTTTCTGGGCCGCGACTTACACTCGATCCACTGTCTGAACCGGGAGCGAGCAATCGACTGGTGCAAGTCGTACCGCGGCCACCAATGGGCCAAGGCTACAGCTCTACTTGAGCAAGAGTTGGGACTGGGAGACTAAACCGCACCCGCTGAAAACTTAAAATTCCCGCTGCTGGCATCGAAAGGTGATCGGTAGCGGGAATTTTGCGTTTACAGACACACCTTTAAAAAGAAAATAACCAAGTGTCCAAAACACCAATCCAAATTATTCGGGCCAAATACGGCCCCAACAAAAAAACCAAACAAGCTATCAATGCAGCAGTCCGGGCGGAAGTTCCTTCGAGCCGGTACGTTTTCGACGCGATAAACACACTCAACTTAATCATATCTGACACCAGGCCCGACAATCCAGAGCTATCGGCCAGGCTGCTCGGGGTTGTCCGACACTTAGAGCAAACCCTGGACGTTATGAGAGAGCAGGTGATTGACCGATACACGCCACCAGAATAGTCACCAGAGAGCCAACAAGCAAAACAGCAACCTGCCTACCAAAAATCGACGCGACCGCATCACGGGCGAATCTGTGCGATCCTGAGGGGTGTTGCAATATAGAACAAAAAAGTGTTGCAGAATCGAACGGTTCACCGGTTCTGCTAAAATGCCACCATGATAGGGTCGAAAAAATGGCGACCGTACCCCTCCGTGGAAATCTGAAGGCACTTGCACCCTACGACGGAATCGGGTCGAGGTGACCCTCCGTGGAAATCTGGAGGCTTTTGCACCCTCCGTGGAAATCTGGTAAAATCATCAACTCAACCCTCCGTGGAAACCTAAAGGGAGTAACAATGAGCCAGCTTCATAAACGTCAACGTCGAGAGCCTTCTGGTGATGTGCCTGACATTCATATTAAACGGAACCAGACCACTCAGGCTTTAAACCCGGTGAGTGAGCCAGTTGTCCGTGTTCGCCGTTCGTTGATTGAGGATCAACTCCACTTGCTTGGACTGCTGACACTCCTGCTTTGCTTGGTCTCTTGCGCTGGTTTGTTGTACTGTGCCTACCAGTCCTATGAGAGACAACTGATGGAACTGGTGGCAGTGTATGTGGCTTTGATCGTGGTGGTGATTTGGGGTTGCGTGTTCACCTTCACTTTAATCGCGTATATGCGGGAAATCACCGCGAAATAGGCATAAAAAAACCTCGCAGGTTCGTCACCCACGAGGTTCCCTCAGCACCGACGGTACTAAGGTGGCGAAGTTCCTCGCCTACTATGTCAATTTAAGGAGTTATTATGAATAAGAGATTGTTTTGTCTGGATGATGGAGAAAATGACCTGATTGGCGAGTTGGATAGCCAGGGACGGCTGGTGATGCGTGTGAATTATGATACAGTCAAGCTAAACATGGAAGCGGCGAGCGAGCTGAAAAAGGAGCTGGAAAACTACCTGATCAATACTATTGTGACTGACTCAGGAACACACACGCCGTAAGTCAGCTATTTTGGTTTTTTGGTCGGCCCATAAGGAACCAGTTCGTTGAGTTTTTCTTTTCGCTTCTGGCAACCGCATCGCTTACCAAAGACTTTTTTAACTGCTTTGGCAACTCCGGTTTGTTCCAGCACCTTTTCCACCGTGTCGCCCAACCCTTTTGATTCGCTCATTATGATATGCACCAAACGCGAGTATTTTCATCGCTTCCGATAAATGCCCCAACCGCTAAGTCAGACCCGTGGTCCGAACTGGACGGCTCCCAGATCGAAAGATTGAACTTTTGGCGGTTTTCAATAGTGTCCCCGTTCTCGTCGTAAAACTCTTCCGTGTGGCCTGCCACATAAAGGCTCTCAGAGAAGTCTCCCGATACATCCCTGACAAACGATGTCTGATATTTTGGTATGCGGTCTTCCCAAGCCACCTGACGACTCCAAGGCGTGTTGAATTCAACTACGTAACCCTCAACCGGAGAAACAACGCAGAATTGCCCAAACGATCCTGACAAACCATTATAAAGAATCGGAATTTCCCCAGAACAACGAAATGTATGGAGGTAGTTCACCCAAAACGGGAACTCATCTGCCCGATTGCGCAACCTTTCAAATTCGCCAATGATTTCCTGGAATTTATTTGGATCGATCGCGTAATAAATCGATCGAGGCATAAAGATGCAGTCAGGTGTCCGAATGTATTTCGGATCATCCCCCAACCAGTAATATTCCATCTCACCGTAATCGGTTGTGATGGTGTGTCCGGGGTCTTCCGTCCAGTCTGGATTGGCTTCGTAATAATAATCGCCCGGTAAGCTGGTTTCTGAGATAATACATACCGGCTTATTCTGCCATGCACGTCGGGGTGTAGAGTATCCCGCTTCTGTAAATGGCCACAAGTACGCTTCAGCGTCGTAAGTGCTGGCAGGGAAGTTTGTAGGCCTGTTATCGATTGTGTGCATCGGCGTGTAGGCCATCTTTCCTGAATCTGTCATTCTAAACTGAGTCCGGTCCATAACAGGTAAATAATTTTCACCAAAAGGACTGCTCCCAGGCATCTCGATTCGCGAATCCCAGAGCAGTGCTTTGTTTGGGCTATACCGCTGAATCCATGTGATTGTCAGATTGAATTTAAAGTTTATCCACAAGTTTCCGGTATCCTGTTCCACCTCAAAATTCACCGGACCGTTTCGAGTATCCCAATTCAATGCACTGTGAGAGTAGTCGATATCCTCATGCGTCCATGTGTCAATCTCAACACCGTCAGGATCATACTTTCTTAAAATCGCGTCATCAGCCGCTTGGCGTGTTGTCGCAATCCACACCGAATCTATTGGACTCTCCGGTCCAGCGAACTGCATTCGTACGCCGGTCTGTGACTGATAGTCTTGAATAACATTATATTCGGACCATAAAGCATGACGATCAGGCTGCAAATTTATACCGGGACCAAAATCGTGTTGCCAAATAACCTCGCCTTCTTTGCTAACCTTGGCAATACCTCCTGAAAGATTCTTCCAGAGGTAATTATGTTTAAAGCTATAAGCTGAGGATTGGTCTAATGAAGCGAACCATGAGAGTTGATACGCCACCAACAAAGACGAGTCAGAGCAGATCAGTATTTTAACCGGACGCCTGCGATGCGGTCTGCTGTTGCTCCCAAAATGGACGTACTCCACCCCGTTCGGATCAAGATCACAAGTCCAGATCACTTCCAGCGTTGACGGGTCAATCCGGGACAAACAACCGAACGCCACATCACCATTCCGGTCCGTGACTGCGTCGTAATCATGACCAATCGCCATGATAGAGCCGCCGCAGCATTCACACGGATAGCCAAACCCAACCATCAGCATTCACCTTGATAGATTTCCCAACCGCCATTGATAAACTCAATGAAAACCCATTTGTCCTCATCGAGATCACCAAACCGGCTATAAGCATCAATCTCGAAATCAGTGATCTCTGATTCTAAACCCGGGTCTCCCGAGTAAACCTGGACGACCCCCGACTGACCCTTTGTGATACTTTCCGTTGTTTTCCCAACCCAGCGAATGTTCTCACTTGTCACCTGAGTTCGTCTCTGTTGGCCACCAGGTAGGCCGATTGCCTCGATGGTTAGTACGGCCTGTACAATCCGGTTAACCGATTCCTGGCTAAACTGGTATTCGTTTTGATCCATATTATGTAACCGGGAATCCTAAGTTGTTAAAGTCCGCTTCTTCAAACACACGGCCCTCCAAAATTACCGCGTCGTCACGTGTCGGCATGTCTATTTTGGCACCGTTTCCATCAAGCAGAACCGGAGAGGAAACCGGTTGGTTCTCACTGTCCTTAATCCGCTTAATGATTCCTTGAGCGTAATCACCTTCATACAACCCCATATCTGGCGTCCATAGATCCCAACCATTCTCGTTATAAACAAACTTGTAGGTCATCTCGTAGTGAGATAACTCACCTTGCGTGATAACATCACTGTAACCAATCGGTCTTAATCGGCAGGTGTGTTTCGGATAGCTTTTGCCACGTACTGTGAACGTAGAGCTGTTCAGCTTGCCTTGGTAACTGAAATGGGCGTGCGGAATCGGGCGAACATATCTTTTGATCGTCACCTCTTGATCGTAAACATCCACCAAAGGTAGATCGGAGAACTCCATCCCCACACTATTTAGAATCGGTGTTCTCTGCTCTTGGTAGGTGTCAAAACCCGTCTTGAAGTACCATGAACTTACAACCACCTTACGTGGAACGCCAGTAGCACTCACGCGATCCGGCCAGTTAACCGGATCTTCCCCCTGATCACGATCTTGGTTTCCGGGTAAGTTGTCGTAGTTCGTGAAGACGTGCCAAATTTTTTCAGAATTGTCATCCTGTTTGACTGTGTATGTCTTGAGGACTGCGCCCGCTGATGGGTGGGCTGAATACTGTGCCGGGAGACCTGAAGCGGTGAGTACGGATTCATAGCTATCATTGGCGGTGTCGCTAATCACCAGCCACTCATCGGACACTGTGATTGTCCCGTTGGACGGGTCAATCTCGTAATCGCCTTGTTTTACTTTGCTGACAGTTGTGAACGCCATGTTTACCCTACGGAATTACCACAGTAACAATCTGTTTGTTTTGTTTTCTGGCTAGATCGAGCAGGTCTGACAGATGTTTCGTCTGGCCCTTCAGTTCTTTCAGCTCCTCGTTGGCTTTGGACCCCATCGTAGCCTGTCTTACCGCCCTTCCGATCACCTCGAAAGCCGTAGCACCAGAACTGAAAGAAGTTCCTGAAATAGCTGAGTTGTCCTGCGACTGTCGTCCCAGTGCCGACAAACGACGACGCTCCGCATCAACAATTTTTTGTGCCTCAATATTCGCCGCTTGTTCCTGGCGGCCAATCAAATCCCTCTGACTCTTCCTTGATAGAGATCTGTCGCCCAGTATAGCATCAACCCTCCTATTTAAATCATCTGTGATATCCTTCAGTTTAGTACCGACCGGATCAACGATTTGGTTAGCGTGTCTTTGTGCCTCATCAGACCGCTCTTGTAAGGCTAATCCCTCTTGGTGCCTCTGCAACTTACGCTTAAGTTCTTCTCCCTTTGCGTTTTCTGATTCTTCTCGCTCCTGAACTTCTGGAAGAATTCTTCTCAACTGGTCGCTACTAACTTTCAGCTTTTTCCTCTGGAGCCTCATCTCTTCCTGTTGCTTTAGGACGATTTTGTTTTTCTCGATATATTCTTCAATCGCCGCATTTCTCTCAGTGTCAGTCAAACTCGAGTCCATAAATGCCGCTTGTGCCTGTCTGGACATTTCCTTATCCAGTTCCACCATCACGTCAAGCAACATCTTGCTTTCACGGCGAATACCCTCAAGTCGGCCTTCCACATCGGATACAGAACCAGTGGCGAGTAGGTCATTAGCAATATAGCCAGATGAAATGCCACTTTTAAACAGCGAAACACGGTCATTTAATTTTTTAACCTGATCGGCAAATCTCTCTGCCTTATCGGTGTTATCTTCAATAGCATCTGAGGATTCCCACATCCCTGCGACAACGCCCGCAACAGCCGCACCAATACCAACAATTGCCCCGATTGCTGGGTTAATCATCGTCGCCATGAACGCCAGGTTGTTACCCGCTCCACGGAAGGCACCCGCTAAACCGTTTGTCCCGAAGGAAACAATCGCGTCCTCCGCCGCGTAGCCGAGCTGAGAGATCATCTGTGCGGTTTGACCTTGCGACCGCGCATGATGTTTTGACGCAGTAGTGGCTGCGTTCATGGATTTCGTCATCCCGGCGGTGGCCGTCTGTGTCTGACGGGACGCTTCGACCATGCCGGTTTTAAATTGGGAGGTATCGACGTAAACCTTGGCGCCGATACTGACTTTATCCGCCATTTTTTCTCCGTTGGAACGCCATGTTGTTAATACGGGCGTGTGCTTTCAGTCCGTTGACGATGTCGTCGTAACTGAGCGTTGACTTTGGCTTGTAGCGTGGCGTGAAGTCGTCCAGTTTTAACTGTTTCGACTTACGCGACCGGTGCATGTTGTACGTTAGAAACGCCTGTTGTGCTGCCTGATCCCAGTCGTCCCCAAACGGGCAGACTTCGTAGTAATCACGCCATCCCTGGAACTCACTACTGGTGAGCCGATCCTGAAGTTCCGCGACCGTGCAATGAAAAACTGTCCTGGCCAGATGAAACCAGAACAGTTGCTCGGGGTGGTCAATTAGCTTTTTTTTTCAGTGTCGCCCGATTCCGTCAACCGTGTTTTGCTCAAGCGGTCGCATTTTCGGTAGAGTTCATCCCGTTCGTGAATATCACGGAAAATGTCGAGCAGTTGGGAGATCGTCTCGTCCCGCTGTGCTGGTTCCACATCCAGGTCGAACAGCAACGCCCCCTGCTCATCAACCACGTGCAGCGCGATCAAATAGCAGGACAGATCGTCAATCGGAACTTCACTGTTATCCTGACCTCTGGTTTTTTCGACCAGATAACGATTCCAGAGAGAGCGACGTTTGCCGCTCATCTCTTGGATCAACAAAACACCATCCTTTAGTTCGTGTCGTTGAATCGGTCGCTCAGCACGACGAACCAAACTCTCTTTAGTGAATACCGGAACTTCGCTCATGTTAATCCTTATGTTGCAGCCGTAAATGTAATCGCACCGGCCCATTTAATCGTGATGGAACGGGTCATCTTGTCGTTATACGGAACCGTGATGTCGTTCGACTGAAAAATACCATTGCCCGAAAACGTTACCGGTGTGGTCTCACCCGTCTTAAGAGGCATCTTCAGGGTGAACAGTTTTTTGGGGTCCTCGATCAATGCCAACGGGTCCACATCAGAGTCGTACAACCCCTCCAGCGTGACCTCGCCCGGATCGGTGTGGCAAGCCGCCTCGAATTCTTTATAGGCACCAGAATCCTGAGTCGTGATATCAATAATATCGTTCGTTAGATTGGACCAACTTAGGTCGGTAATCAAAAAGATTTGTGTCTCGCTTCCTCCACCCACCGGCTGGTGAGTCAGAGTCATGCCGCAGCCCATTTCATCGGCCATCTATATCCCCTTAAGAATGGTAGAAAAGTTCCACCGTGAGAGTTTCAATAAATACTTTGATGTCCGAACCATCGTCAAACATCATTACTTCTGAGTTTTGTTTGGGTTCGTGGCAGGTTGGGATTTTGTAAATCCCCCACACTTGCCCACAACCAATTACGCGATCTTCCACAGCCTCAGCGATATCCTGTGCCTCATCGTATTTTGTGGAGACACACTCAAACCGAACTGAGCACCGTTTGGTTCCTGTAAGACCATCCTGTGTTTCTAGGGATGTCTGATCAGACACAATGTAAGTAACGTAGGGCATCTGGTGGCTGGCAACCGAACCCTGACCCTCTTGTGGCATCACCATAGGTTGGAAACGATTGCCCACAATATTTGTGATCGCTGAGTCTGCTAATGCGTAGTCTCGCAGTACGGACGCTATTCCCATTATTTTGTCGTCACCTTACTGATTGAACGTTTCATCGCTTTAACGGAAATACCCACCACTTTGTCGGAGAACTCACCTTTGTGACGCCGGAAGGTTCCGGTGACGGTCCCCCGAGCAGGCATCGCACCAGTGTTGAGGTTGCGACTATCGCGTAAAAGAGGTGTTCTGCCGCGAGCGGATTGACTAGAGAGGCCGAACCCTTGTGTGTTTCTAAAACCGACCCCTCTTGCCAGTACGACACGCGGGCTTGCCGCGAACTTCTTGTTCTTTCTTGTCTTGGTCCCAAACTCAATCAGGTGTGCATGTGGCGCCCAATTCTTTCCGCTTTTAACAACCGCTCCCTTACCCTTCTTGGAACGAGCACCAGCGATCATAAAGATGCCCTCTTTGTTCCTCATCTTGGATTTCGGCATCACATTCACCGTCATCGTATCCCGGTAATGGGACGCGTTCGGGTAACGTTTGCCCACATCCGCTTGACGGTATTTATTGTAGGGAGCGTACTGCTTGACCCGCTTTGCGATCAGTCGTCCCCCCGCTCGCATTCCGGTGCGAATATTAACCGGAACCTTTTGCGGGAGTTCTTTCTCGAACAGCTTCTCGACCAGCTTCATGTCATCCGGGTTGAATTCTAATCTCACGCCGGAGAACTGAATTGTCATCGTCCAACAACCTCTGTACATGCCAGTCGGATTGTTTTGAATCTCCCGTCTGGATCGAAAACGTTTAGTATCTCGTAAGTTCTATCACCATGCTGGACACGGTCACTCGGCTTGATTGTCTTGGTTCCCACGTCGTAATGAGTTTCAAGGAGCAGGCTCAACTTGGCGTGCTGCTGATTTGCTTTATAGAACTCTGACCCGCCTTGCGAATGAACCTTGCACCACCGGTTTAGAAACGTATTCCAGTTCGCGTCATCCGCTGGGTCAATTACCCCGAACTCATCCTGAGCGCTCACAGCAGTTGTGAGCCGCTGAAAAGACATTCGATGATTAAACTGACCAGAACCTACGACCATTGGTACAACCTCGTTCCCGCCAAAATACCATCCTCCAAAGTAGGATCACCCCCCTCCCGATTCCAGTACCGGTAACCTACCAGGTTTTTAATCGCCAACTTGATCTGTTCCGGTACAGCAGACCGGCTGCCGTAACCTGCCACGAAAGTGACCGTTACGGCTGCCGGGCGCTGGTATGTAAGCGGCCACGCATAACCAAAGGCTCTGGAGATGCGCGCCGGTTGCGAGTTCAAATCCACGCTGTACGCCGCCGTTGATAATGTTTGTTGAGCATTATCGCCGTCGTAATACTGGATCGACGAAATAGACTGTAAAGGACATTTTCTCAACTCAATTACATCGGGGAACTCGTCAAGATGGAGTTTCCATGTTGCTGAGATCAGTTGCCGACGCAAATAGATTTCCACTTGATTAGTGGCCGCCTCAATTTGGCTTTTTAGCCATGTATTTTCAGAAGCATCATCAATGCGCAAGTGTTCTTTAATCTCATCTACCGTCACCGGTAAAGTGGTCGCCGCTGTGTCGAGCTGAAAACCTGTCTTGATGTCAGTTTGATTCGCCATCCGTTTTCTTCGTGGATTTCCGTTTGGGTGTCTGTTTAACCTCTTCGGCCTGTTGCGATTCAACGAGAGCCAACGCCTCCCGGTCGGACACCTCAATGATGTCGCCGGGAGAGTTGTTATCACCGTTAATCGCCACTCGTCCGACGAGCAGTTTAACCTTCACCATTAGCTAGAAGCCATTGTCATTTTCTTGATCGGGTTGCCGCCAGCGTCCAGAACGCCAGAATCAAACCGCATGAAGGCCACGAAACCATCCTGATCGAACTCTCGATAACGTTCCTGCATCCGGTAGAGTCGAACGTCATTGACCATACGGATTTTGTGCTTGCTGAAATCACCAAAAATGATCGGCACAGCACTGGTTCCGATATCAGCCATATCGTTGTTGATCACGACCTCGTGACCCAGTAACCGGGTTGGATCGGCTGATCGGTAGTTTTCTTCCCAGATGTAGTTCGACTGCCCGTCTTGAAGTTTCAAGAGATACCCGGCAGTAGCATCGTTCATCATCCATTTCGCGTTTGGACGATAGGCGATATCCACAGACCGCTTGAGGTTTTTAATCTCATCAGTCGTGATCGCTGCCGTCGCAGCCGCGGTGACTCCCGCAGCCGCACCGGTAACAATCCCGGCAGGTTTGGAAGAACCATCAGCAGTCGTACAGGCGGTGTTGAGAACACGCCCCAGACGCTCACCAGCAATTTGACCGATCACGTTGGGAATATTGAAAGCTGAATCTTCCATCAATTCCTGTGAGACCAACATCAATCGAGAGGTGTACTTGTAGGCGTTGTACACCGTTTGACCGAAAGCCGCGTCCAGCTTAGTTACTTCTGCGTCCTCAGCCAGCAATGCACCGGTGTTACTGGTGTCGTTCAATGTAGGCCAAGGAAGATCATTACCAGAACTGGTTCGGATTACGTCCGCAACTCCCAGGATTCCCCCGTAGTGCAGCATCGCCACCTCGAGGTTATTCACGAAACCTTCAGGCACCAAATAGCCCCCGTCGGCTGCTGTGGTGACGTTCTGACCTGATGCGTTTTTGATCTGTTGGAAAGACCGATTGCTCAAGTTAAACTTGAACTCTTTCGCGTTCAGATTGACTCCGCATTTGTTTGCGGATTCCTGAAGATCCTCAGGAACAAACTTGCCGGAAGAATTCATGCACCAGGCAGCAAAAGCCCGGTCCTTGTCCTCAGATGTCGGCTGATCAGATCGCTCCACAGGCTGTCGAACATGTGACGCCTGAAGATCGGCAGACCGTTCAGCCTTTTCGGCCAAACTTGCTTCCATCGCTTCCAGCTTGACCAGTCGGTCAATCTGTTCCTGGAGCTTGGCAGCGTCGGCCATCTGTGCGTCCCACGCTTGCAACTCTTCGCCGGTCATCTCTCGACCAGCTTTCAACGCTTCATCATGTTTGGCGCGAGCGTTTTTGATAATGCTCGCCCGTTCTTCTCGCAGTGCTTTCACACTCATTGCTATTACCTTTTTCGTTGTTCAGCCAACGAAAATGGCAAGTAACAAAAACAAAACGACCCTGTCCGTTGGCCGATGTTGTAAAAATACTTCATCGACTAACGCTCAGAGTCGCTATAGAGCGAGACTTATTGCATTGTCTCGGTGAGATACCTCTGGCAAACTAGGTGCCTCAGCAAATCACCGGATTAATTGAATTTATGAATTCCGCAAAATGCGGTTGATTCCGTAAAAACCGATCCAGTGGGTGCAACCACATAGATCGGCTTTTAAATTTCTGTCTGATCTACTAGTCCGAATCGACATTGATCAGGCCATTTTACGGGAGTTAAACCCCCAAGGATTAACATCAATAATACCACATCTGGTGCACTCTGTCAACCCCCAGATACCATATCTGCCAAATCAAGCGCCCGCTGGCGTGCTTGTGCCTGCCAGTTATCCGACAGTGTTACCGCTTTTAACGGATCGAACCTTTGATTTCCTGACTTTACGGAATCACTCGAACGGCTTTTGTTCTCATGGATTTTCGTGATAAAGCCAAGTTCCAACGCTTCTTCGGCGGACAGCCATGTTTCCTCTAGGAGCATATCAGCTAAAACGGATTGATCTAACCCTGTTCTGTCCCGGTAAACAGAAACCAAAGAGTCATTCTCGGTTTTGTCAATCAGGTCAGCTAGTTTTCTCAACTCGTCTGCGTTACCGGCAGTGAACGCCCACGGCTTATGGATCATTAACTGCGTGTTTCGGTTCATTATGATCTCATCACCCGCCATCGCGATTAAAGAGGCGATAGATGCCGCTAGACCATCCACATGCACTGTGACTTCTCCTGGATGGCGTTTAAGCAGGTTGTAGATAGCAATCCCCTCAAACACATCCCCGCCGTTAGAGTTGAGATACACATTGACGGGCAATTCTTTTCCGTAGGCGGCCAGCTCATCCTTGATCCAATCAGCCCCCACAAGTCCCCAAGATGACGGACCCACATCATCATAAATATAAATTTCCGCAGAGTTTGCTTTGTTCACAATACGTGAATTCATCCGCTCTACTGAGCTTGTTTTAAACTTGTTCAATTTCTCGACCTTTCATAATTCGTTTAACCATCTCCGGTTCGGAGTGTTCGGCAATGTAATATTCCTCGATGGCGTCCACCATTTCGGCAGTGTCAGTAAATCCGCCAGACATTTCAACCAGACCGCTTACCAGAGAGGTGCAGTGCTGTTTAACCTCATTCTCAATTGGTGTTGATGTCTTGAAATGGACATCAATCGCAGTAATAACCGGAGTTAATGTTTCGATCATCTTGGATTCATGTTGCTGGTAGAATTCATCAAGTGCAGATAGAAAGTTCCCGCCACGCTTGGCAAGCTGTTTCACCTTGTTGCGCTCAATATTGACCATCCTCTCCACACGGTCCCTCAGCAGGTTCTCAAGTGCCTGTTCCATTTCCTCGGTGTTTGTGTCGTCCGGTGTTTCCTCCGCCTCCTGTGCGTCATCTGGTGGCTCGTCTGGCGTCATTTCCTGATTCGGATTGATGATGTTTCCTTCCTCGTCGAGCATCCCCATATTGAGTGGAATACGGCGTTTATCTCCCCCTTCCACCGGCGGCTTATTCTGAATTGCCAGAACATCATTGAGAGACAACACACCGTTGTTGAGTTGCTCAATCATCACCTGATTTTCGGTGGAGATGTCGGTTCGGATCAACGCCTTGCGGTTGAACTCGAAAAAGTGTGAATCCAGCCTCTTTTCCGTTTCCCCCAGCAGTTTGTCGTAAGCCTCATCCTCCCACGCACAGAGCCACTGATCAAGGCACTCTTGCAGATAACTCTGGTTCTCTTGTTCGAGCGAGGCAAACGCCGTCCGAGTGTCGTCACCGAGTTTATGCGGTGGAACCCCCATGATATTGGCAACTGACCGGACCTCAAATTGCCGAGTTTCGGTGAACTGACTTTGTTCCATTGTGGACGTGATTTGTTTGTATTCCACGCCATCCTGCAAGACGCCCACCTTGTGAGACTTGGCAACACCGGTTGCCATCTCGTTCCACATTTGGAGAATATTTCGGGCTTTATCCTCATCGAACCGGCCCGGAACCATCAGCACGCCGCCCATGCTGGCGCCATTGCTAAAGTATCTGGCACCGAATTCCTGTGCAGCCATTCCCAATCCGAGCTGGTGACGCATGACGGAAATCACGTCGTAGCCGATTAAACCATCGTGGCTCAGGCCTTTAAGGTGGAATACATCCTCAGCCCGATATCGCACCTGTTTACCGTCGCTGTTTCGCATCCCCTGAGGGATGTACCACAACTCACCATCAGCCTGCATGATCGACATTGACGCCGGGTCAAGCGGAACAAGGTTTTCGACCATGCCGCCGCCGTTTCGGACAATCAGGGCATAACCGTTGCCGTACCACAGTGCGTGATAGGTCAACAGCTTTTTAAATGAATAGGCGGTGATCCATTTATTGGACTTGCGCCGAACCAGTTTGTATGCCGGATGTTTGGTTGCCAGTTCCCGGCTGTTATTCTTTTTCCTCCGGTATAGATCAAAAGGGATCTTTGCAACATCACCTGAAACCAAATTGACTGCCCGCCATAATGGAGGATAGGCAATCGCGGTGCTGTGGTTGACCGTAATTCCGGCAGTGGTTGAACCGCCGCCGAATGTGGCGATAAAGTTTTCATCTGGTGCCGTAAGTGGAACGGCAGGATTTTCGTAGAAGCCGAACATCCGTTTTAAAAACTGCATCATAAAAGTATCAGGCCCCCGCCTTCATTGTCGTATGCTGATGAATTATCTTCCGCAAACTTCGCTTCATGCCACGCCATTAATAACGCCACAATCGGGTCAATCTTCTCGCTCGACTTCCGTTTGCTCGGCATGATGTTGCCCATGTGGTCCTCTTCGGTCACCGTATTGAACGCAGACCATGTCAACAGAGGATCGTTCTGGTGGCAAACCTCACCCGCTTTTAGCGCTCTGGAAAAGTCCCTCATCGGTTCGTTGTAATTGCGTTTCGACTGGTAAAACTTGAATACGTTCAAACCATATTTGTCTTGTAAATTCTGACCAAATTCCGCAGCGTTATTGCAGTCAAATGCCACCGACGCCACTTTGTACTTATCCATCAACATTTCAAAATACTGATAAATGCCATGAATGTTGACCGTATCCCCTTCGTTCGGTGTCAGTGTTCCGTTTCTGATGAACTGCGGAAACGGCTCTTTATTAAGATCTCGTTTTGAGTCTTTACAGGCAAACGATTGTGAAGTAACCGCATAACGGCCATCGTCCAAAGGAAATACCAACGAAACAGCAGAGAGGTCGTCTTTAAAGCCAAGGTCAACACCAGCAAAACAAGTCCGACCGTCCAGTTCTGGCACCGCTTGATTTCCCCGCTCCCATATTTCTTTCCCGATCCAAATGGAGTCGGTTTGTGTTTTCACGTTTAAGTGCAGCCTTTTAAATGTATTTTCATAACTCGGATCAATCTTCGCCCGTTCGCATTCTCGGGCAAAATACTCGTGATCCATCACGTCCCAATTCGGATTTGCTTTTGCCCAGACTGCCGGTGATCTCCAATCGTCTTTCGGTGAGGCCTCAAACACAGCAGGCAGAAACGCCCGATCAATTGTTCGGGAATCGCGAACCGAGCAAGCGTATTTGTATTTTGAGTTGCATAACGATTCTCGCTCAAAGTCGGCCGTTGTCATGTGGACCGTCAATGGTTGTGCCCGCTTGAGCATCCCCGTCATTAAAGTTTCTGTCAGTTCCGCTGACTTGTGAGCATGTAACTCGTCGATGATTGCTAGAGATGGTGATAGCCCATGCTTCGTGCCCGCATCCGAACTTAGCACCTCATACTTACGGTCTTTCACCCGGATCGAATACTTGAAGATATTCGCTTTGCTATTGAGGTCTTTGTCCTGCCGGATCATACCCTCTACGATCTCAAAACAGAGTCGAGCCTGTGCTCGGTCTGCCGCTGCTGAATAGATCTCCGCCCCGCCTTCGTTGTCGAGGTAAAAAACTACTAGCAAAATTGCCGCCGCTAGTGTGGTTTTGGCGTTTCCTCTGGGTATGTAAAGGAAGGCTTCTCGGAATCTCCGCTTACCGTCTGGGAGTACCCAACCGAACAGGTTCGCGATAAAGGCCCGTTGCCAGACTTCGAGCTTGATACGCTGTCCTGCCAATTCTCCTTTGACGTGTCGGCAATGGTTCTCGATAAACAGCAGGGATTTAGCGGCCCGCTCTGGGTCAAATACAGCATCGCCACACTCCAGATAAGGATCGTAACCAGGCAACTGTTTCAGAAACGGTTCCCATTCGATCTGATCCGGGTAATGCTCCAGCTTGCATAATCGCTCGACCCACAAATCAAACCTCCATCATTAACGCCACTTCATCTTCATCCGGCATGGCGATTTCAATCTGCAATCCGGTCCTGTCAGATGGTGACATTCCAAACCTCGCGCCGATCTTGATCATTTTCTCAACGGCTTTATTTTTCTGACCAACAAGCGGATTTTGGTAGGGTGCGCCTTTTTCAGACACCGAAATCCGCCCCTGTTTTTCAATCAGTCCCGTTAGTTCCACATATTCCGCGTAGGAATCACAGTAGACTGCAAGAAAATCGCGATCCGCATCGGTAACCAGGTTAATAGATTCAAGAATCGCTTTGATCTCGTTCCACTTTCTTTTGCCGATCTCAGATAACCACTCTGGAGCCTCGCCAGCTTTTCCGGTTGGTGTAACTTCATTTTCCGGCAATGGTCGTTTTCCTGGATTGCCGTTAAGTTTCTTCAGTGCTGTTGGTTGTGGTTTCCTACCCATTTCGTTGACTCTTTAAACCGTCCTCTTTGACTGTTTTAATGCTGTGGCACGATGGACACAAAACTTGCAGATTGTTTTCATCCAGCCGCTTCGGATCATCAACACCGTCGAACGGCTTGATATGATCCACATGGTAGGAATAATTCCCGTAGATTCCGCACCTGTTACACCTGAACCCGTATCGCTCCAGAATCTCAGCCCGCAATCGACGCCAATCGGAATCGTACCCTCGTTGGGTTGCTGTCTCGCGTCGATCCACTGACGGCGTTGACTGCTGGCGATGTTTCGGGGAGATCGGCATTAAGTAACGTCCTTACTGAATTCGATGTTTAATGCACCGTGACCCAGAAGCCTTGGCGTATCCTCGTCCCTCAGGTTCCAACGGAAAGTCCCTTCTGTCGCGGTGTCTGTCTCGTCATATGTAACCGCAACCTGATTATCATTGGCACCCCCGACGGTGATGTTATCCTCCGTGATGGTGTAAACCGTGTCGCGGTTTTCGTCGTCGCTGTACGCCACGAAACGCCACGAGGTGACGCCAGAAACGTCAATCGGATCACCATCAGCATCGACAACGCCGATTGTGAGAGTTCCTGCCGTGTTGACGTATTGCGTGACTTCCTGCTCGCTGACCGCCCCAGCCGAAACGGTGGAAGCAATCGGCAAGATTGACGCCGAGTTCGTTGCGGTGTCCATC